GCACGAACCCGCATCGAACGTCGCCGACGCCAAGCCACTCGATGTCCGTCCAGAAGATCTGAGCCTTGGTCACGTCCAGATTGTACCCGGACGGACCCGTTCCATCGAGCCTGTCGCCGTTCCATGCCGTGTTGGCGACCGCCGTGTTTGAAATAGTGCCTGTAACGTTCGAACGCTGAACAAGGTACAGTTTGTCGGACAATTCGAGATAGAACCCGTTGTCCACCCCGAAGTAGCCTACACGCTGACGGAGGTTTCCAGAAGACTGTGGCGCCATCACAAGCGTTTGCATAGACAAAAGGGACTTGCCCGGCTGATACTGGAAGATGTAACCGGATTCACGGGCCGCAAAAGAGCCCGTGCTGTTCACGACCGTCAAGTTGCATGAAGATTGTGTCGGGATGTATGTCACGGTGCCGGACACTGCTGTGTTTGACACGAAGGCTTCATCCGGACCGAACCGCTGCTGAGAATCAAAAAGAGTAAACGGGTTTGAGACTCTTAGGCGGCCGAACGAATCGAGCTGGTTCGTCGCCTTGAGCGTCACGTCCGAGTTTATGGTGTAGCCCATCCTACTAAACCCTTAGATTAAACTCCATCTGGTTCCGGTCCAGAGGGTCGTCAGGGATATGCTATTGAGAGCCATGGTCACGTTTGAGTAGCCGTCGATCAGGTCGGAGCCCGAAGCCTGAAGGAGAACCGAGGTCGCCGAGGCGTTACCAGCTTCATCCTTGACGATGTATGATTTTCCAACCGAAATTGAAGATCCGAGAGGCAAAGTAACTTTGCGGGCCCCATTCACACCTATGTAATAGTCCCCCACATTAGCCGTGTAATTGCTAGTGAGACCAGATACTACAGATATTAAAGTGCTTCCTATAACGTTTCCATAGATGTTGCCCGTTACGCGAAGGTCGCCAGCCACATCCAGCTTGTACTGCGGGTTGATGGCCCCGATGCCGACTGAATTTGAGTAGTAAATATTAGAACCAGAATTGATCCACTGAGTCCCAGGGGTCCCGCCGGGTCCTCCCGAGGCGAGGCCACCGCCCTGCAGCGGCGTGATCGTCAGGTAGGTGCCTCCGGCCGTGTTGGCCGTCTGGAACAAGGAGCCGCCATCCGTGCTGAACAGGTCCAGGTAATAGTACTTGGAAGTGTCAGTCACGTTGAAAGGAATCTCTATGAGTTCCGTGGGGTTCTGAGTTATGAAGGTCGTGTAGCGGTACATGTAGCCCTGATCCGTCCCGTGGATGTCAGCCACGTTTGAACCGACAGCCAGACCCTTGATGTTGTCTGTCGAATTGAACACGGCGCGAAGCAGGTACGGCCCTGCAACACCAAACCGGAAGTTGCCGTTTGGCGTGACTGTTATGAGTGTAGAGGTGCCGTTTATCGTGAAGCCGTTCGAGAGACCGACCGAAAAGGGGTAGGTCACGCCGTACACACCACCCGTGTAGGGCGTCTGGAGAGCAATGTCGGACGGCAAAGAAAAGTAGTAACCGCCGCCAGACCCAAGGGGCGTGCCCAAAGCCGAAAAGACGTTGCCAGAAACGATGATGTTGCCCGTGAGGTATGTGTTCCCCGACGCGGCCGCTGACACTATATTGGAAGTGACCGTGAGGTTGGGGGTCGTGATGGAGTTCGACACGTACACATTTCCTTGGACCTCTAGAGTTGCGCCGGGAGCGCTCGTGTTGATGCCAACGTTAATTCCGTATGGAAATACGGCAACGTCCGAGACCGTTGGGTGTGCGTTAGATCCTATACTCGTCGTGTTCGACAGAGACGCTGAGTATGGTCCGGAACCCGCACCAAGTGCCGTGTTGTACTGACCACCCGTGATTCCCTGACCGGCGTTGGCACCTATGGCCGTATTGAAGCTCCCCGTGTCATTCTCAAGGGTCTGCCAACCCACCGCAGTATCATACCCCCCACCCGGATTGGCACTCTGCATAGCCTGGCTGCCAATCGCCGTGTTGTGTCCCGGCCCACTATCGGCCGAAAGTGCATAGTAGCCTATGGCCACGTCACGTCCGCCATTCGGGTTCGAATTCTGCATAGAGTAAGTTCCCACGGACGTGTTGTACCCCGGACCCACGTCGCTTTGAAGGGCCGAAAATCCAATGGCAACATCCTGTCCATCCACAGGGCTCGACCCCACCATGGCCGCGGCACCGATCGCCACGTTGTACCCGGGTCCCGCATCACTCTGAAGCGTGTCGGAACCTACGGCCGTGTCATAACCCACGAAGGGCTGGGCGTTCTTCATAGATTGGTACCCAAGGGCCGTGTTGTTTGCACCGGGGTCGTTCAAGAGCACATTGGCTCCCAGAACCGTGTCCGTCGCCACAAGGTTCGCACCCCGGCCGACCCGAACTGGACCCGTAAACACGTCATAAAATGTCGTGAGGTTTCCCACGTTCGCAGTCACGAGGTTTGAATTTGTTCCGAAAATTGAAGAGGCGTTGAGCGTCACAACATTATCAGTAGTTATGTTGGCCGTAACGAGGTTTGAATTTGTTATGAAAATTGAGGAGGCATTTAGGGTCGCGAGTCTCGAATTTGTTCCGAAAATTGAGGAGGCGTTAAGGGTAAGGATATTTCCAGTTGTGATGTTGGCCGTCACCAGGTTTGAATTTGTTCCTAAAATTGAGGAGGCGTTTAGGGTAAGGATATTTCCGGTGGTGATGTTGGCCGATACGAGGTTTGAATTTGTTCCTAAAATTGATGAGGCGTTGAGGGTCACGAGGTTTGAATTTGTTCCTAAAATTGATGAGGCGTTGAGGGTCACGAGGTTTGAATTTGTTCCTAAAATTGATGAGGCGTTAAGGGTCACGACGTTCCCAGTCGTTACTGAAAGGTTGGCTATGTTGGAGGTTATAGACACATTTAGATAAGGAATGAATATTGTGTCGTACAAAAAGGTGAGGTTCGTCGCGTTTGATATAAGTGAACCAGGTACTGTGAGATAACCTACGTTGGCCGTTGCTATGTTACCTAGTATCACATTGGCCGTTGCTATATTTCCTGTTGAAATGTTTGCGCTCACGATATTGGCCAGGGTACTTACACGGAGGTTGGTGATATTGGCCGCGCTCGATATGTTGAGGGTCACGATGTTGGCCGTCACCACATTGTCCGTTGCGATGTTTGCAGTCGTGACGTTGGCCGATAACAGGTTGGCCAGCGTAGTCACACGAAGATTGATGATATTGGCCGTCACCACGTTACCCGTCACGATGTTCGCAGATGCCAAGTTAGCCAGAGTTCTGACCGTGAGGTTGGTCACGTTTGCGACGCCCGACACATTGAGTGTTCCCACGTTCGCGGTTACGATATTCGAGGTGGTTACATTGTCGGTCAGGATGTTTGCGAAGGCTGCATTGAGTTGGACGGGTACAACAAGGGTGCTTATATTTGCAGAGGCCAAATTTATGTTTGAAATTGAAAGGGACGAGGTGTTGATGGAGTCTATGTTGGCCGTGCCGAGGACGTACAGGTTGGAGCCCACTGGGGGGTTCGAGATGGTTCCGATACTCACACCGTTTCCAAAAGCCACGTTCGAACCAACAGATGTCCACTGACTCGTGGGTGGGAGCGTCACGTTCGAGGCGCTCGTGAGCCGACCGTACTGGTCCACCACAATCTGGGGGATGTTGGCGGTGGAACCGTACCCTCCGGCGGCGACGCCCGTTACCGGTAAATTTGTAGCCTGAATTGTGTTGTTGAAAAAGATGTTGGTCGTCGTGACCGAGTTGGACACGTAAGCGTTTCCGATGACGTGGAGGTTTGCAGTCGGCACAAAGGTTGCACCTATACCCACGTAATTTGCATAATAAATTGTATTCCCTGTATTGCTGGTCCACTGCGAGGCGGTGATGGCCACGTTCGATGCGTTCGTGACCCGGCCATATTGGTCAACGGTCACACTCGACACGTTCGCCCCTGACCCGTACAGACCAGCTGCAACACCGCTCACAGGGAGGTTACCCGTTGATATAGTGCCCACCAGGTTTGAGGAATTTAGGTTTGAAATTGCAGAACCGTTGGAGGCGATGAGTAACCCCTGGACAGAAAGACCGGTCAGAGTACCCACGGACGTGATGTTAGTCTGGGCCGGTTGCACGACCGAGTTGGCCGTTGCGACAGTGTCGATGATGGCGTTGGCGTGAATACCAAACAGACCCTGACCGTCGCCCGAAAATGTACCTGCTTGGACCGTTCCGGTCACCGACAGACTCGTGAGGGTTCCCACGGACGTGATGTTGGGTTGGGCGGCAACCGTGACGCTCTGAGCGGTTCCGACCGTGCTCACGACATTGGATCCATTTATGTTTGAAATTCCAGAACCGTTTCCGGTGAGCAGGTTCGCCTGCAAGACCCCCGCGACAGTCAGCCCCGTCAAAGTGCCTACCGACGTAATATTGGTCTGGGCCGGGTTAGTAACGCTCGAGGCTACATTGGCCGCTGCGACGTTGCCCACCAGGTTCGAGGAATTTAGGTTTGAAATTGCAGAACCGTTGGAGGCGATCAAGAGTCCCTGAACGTTGAGGGAGTTTAGGACACCTAAACTCGTGATATTGGGTTGGGCCGCTTGGGAGACCACGAGGGCGACATTTGCGTTGGCAACGTTTCCTACCAAATTGGAGGAATTGAGGTTTGAAATTCCCGAACCGTTGGAAACGATGAGCAATCCTTGGACATTGAGACCGGTCAGAGTCCCCACAGACGTGATGTTGGGTTGGGCCGGTTGGGAAACTACGAGGGCCACATTTGCGTTGGCGACGTTCCCAACCAGGTTGGAGGCGTTGACGTTAGACAGCCCCGACGCGTTCGAGGCGATGAGCAATCCTTGGACGTTGAGACCGGTCAGAGTCCCAACCGACGTGATATTCCCCTGTGCAGGGTCGGTGACGCTCATGGCCACATTAGCCGCCGCGACGTTACCAACCAGGTTTGAGGAATTTAGGTTTGAAATTGCAGAACCGTTGGAAAGAATCAAAAGCCCCTGAACGTTGAGACCTGTCAAAGTACCCACAGACGTGATGTTGGGTTGGGCAGGTTGGGTGACGACCAGGGCCGTGTTAGCCTGTGCTACATTTCCAACTAAATTTGAAGAGTTGAGGTTACTCAGACCCGACCCGTCACCAATGTAAAGACTGGCCAGGACTGAATTTAGGTTCGAAATTCCAAAGACGTTGAGGGTGGCTGAACCAAAGACGGTTGCTGAATTTACGTACAGGGTCGAAACGTTCAGAGTATCGGTGATGTTTGCAGAGCCGAGCACGTACAGGTTGGAACCTATGGGCGGGTTCGTGAGGGTCCCTATAGACACGCCATTTTGGTACGCAATGTTGGCATCTACTGCCACCCACTGGGACGAAAGGATGGAAACGTTCGTTGCGCCGGTCACGAGGCCGTACTGGTCAACCGTGATCTGTGAGACGTTCGAACCAGACCCGTACGTACCGGCTGTGACGCCGCTCGGAGGCAAATTCGTGTTTGAAATTGTTCCAGTTATGTTAGAGGCGTTGAGGTTTGAAAGGCCGTAACCGTTACCATAATATGCGCCAGAGACGATGGTTGCTGCATTCAGACCAGTTGTCACATTTGCCGTGATAAGGTTCGCGCCATATATGTTCCCTGATATGTACAGGTCGTTTGTGAAAGAATTACAACTGTACAGATTCGATGCCGAGAGGCCATAGAACGTATTCAGTGAATTTCCATTTGAAATATAGATCATTGGAGGGATTGGAGGTTGGCAATTATTTATGATGACACTTCCAGACCCCCCTCTACTCGAACCATTCGTGATGCTGTCACACATCGTCTATCTGTTTTTTACGGAGATTATTATCAAAAGACCAGCGAGAGCAACCACTCCAATGATTATCATCTTGGTATGATCCCCGTTATCCCATGTGACTGGAGGGGGGAGGCTCTCTGGACGTTCTGGCTCTTCTGGGACCCGGATCGTCTTGAATTTTAGGAGAAACATGTTGCGCCCGGAGTCGAGCAAGGTACCGCTATTGGGCTGACGCCACGAGACGGTCAAACGATCGAGTTTATCGATGCGCGCCGGGTACTTGGTGCTTATACGGTAATTGGCGTTATAAAACTCGGCCTGACCTGAAATTTTGATGGGAATTGTGGCGAAGGAGCCATCGAATGCATTTGACGTGGGCGTCGTCACCTTGAGTGCGTCTGCACAGAGGTGCGTGGGCGTCCGGAGCTCCGCAATGTCGAGTGTCACAAACTGGGAAGCGGCGAGATCGGGCAACTGGGCCGAGACCAACTCAACCTCGGTGATATTCAAGATTGGGTTGGTCAGGTACAATGTGAAACTGTTGGCGTTGGGCCAAAGAGTCTGATTGCGATTATTGGAGTCTACGTAGACGATGTACTCCATCTAAGATGTACCTAGACAATTTGTCCGCCGTACTGGCACACATTGGGTTTTGCGCACGTGAAGCGGAACGTCAAGAAACTGGGACCAGATGGGTCGCTGAGTAATTCACCGTTCGACTTGAACAGTTTCACCGTCAGCGTCTTGAGCTGACGAATTGGCTCTACGAATTGCACGTCCGTAGGGAAACCCGCTCCGGATGACGTGTAGATCGTGCGAGTGAGAGTCTGCTCGGTGGGAATGGCAGCCAGAGACGTCTTGATGTACTGGAGGTTGGACACTGCGGCCGTCAAGCTGCCCTGAGTAGAGATGGTACCGCCAGCGCCGAGGGTGTACTGGAGGGTCGCACGGTCGTTGAATTTAGAAACTAATTCATCAACGTATATACAAATAGCGTGGGTGTCGCTTGCGTTCGCTGCGATACTCGCAGTGAGAAGCTCAGCCTTGACCACATTTCTCAGAGGAATGTTGATATAAGAGACAAAGTCGACGTTTGAAACCGTCGTGTACAATGTATCAACACGAACAGTGTACACTTCCGTGTCACACATTTAATTTAGGTTAAGATTTTAAACCCGAAGGGTTTGGGTCGCGTAGCGACTCGTGAGTTTTTCAGGGACCGCCGGGGATCACAAGGAGTCGCTGCGCGACTCCGCCCTTGGTCTTCAGGTCCGCTCCAGAAGGGAGCCACCGATGCCACCCTCGATGGAAAAGTCGCGAATCTGGGAGCGGATGGACTCGCCGTCACCGCACAGGCCACCTGGGGTCAGGCCGCGCGTGTAGTAGGCCGCCTTCTCGGAGGGGCCTGGGGTGCACTCCAGAGACGAGGGGATCTCCGACAGAGACGAGGGGGCGGCGGATGCCTGGGCACCTGCCACCGTCACCAGAGGGGCGGCCTCGTACGAAGAGCCGCGGCCCTGGACGAGCATAACCAGGATCGCCACGAGCAGACCGATGATCACAGCCTGAGTCAGAACCTTGCCAATTTTGAAAGCCATTTATAATTGGTTAATATTTTTTTGGTGCGTTAAAGATTGCAAGTTCCTTTCTTTAAAGATTCCAGAGATGGAGACCACCATGACCTTTGACGGCCCCAACATGAGTCTTGATGATGACGAGTCCAAGCTTCTGGATGAAATTTCTATCCAGGTTCCAACCAAGAAGACGGTTCCTCTGCGTCCCAAGCCTGCCCGCCCGAGTCCATTCGCAAAGAGGGCTCCTGGACCGGCCGAGCCACAGGGACAGGAGGATGCGGGCCTCGACATGTTCATGAATCCCGGTAAGCGTACCGCGCCCCCTCCACCGATGCACGAGGAGTACGATGACGGCGAGGAGGACGAAGGTGAAGGCTTTGGCCAGGAGGGCGGTCAGCAGCAGTTTCAGGGTGGTGGCGGCGACCAGACGCCTTCTGATGGCTACAAGACGATCGAGGACGAGAAGGCTGATCTGCTGAACAAGATTACTCGGCTGGTAAAAAAGGGCATTCAGTCGAGCGCCCGTCTGACTATTTACAGCGACATCGAAGAGATTCGCACAGAGTACAAGCGTATGACCTATTCTATTGAGGTCGAAAGATCTATCAAGTTCCAGCGTCGTATGCTGGTGGCTTGTGTGACCGGCCTGGAGTTTCTGAACGACAAGTTCGATCCATTCGACCTGGAGCTGAACGGGTGGTCCCAGAACACTATGGAGAATGTCGAGGACTATGACGGCGTATTCGAGGAGCTCTACAACAAGTACAAGACGAAGGTCCAGGTGGCGCCAGAGGTGAAGCTGATCATGATGGTTGGCGGTTCTGCTATGATGTTCCACCTGACGAACAGCATGTTCAAGGCGGCTGTACCAAACGTGACTCAGGTGATGAAGCAGAACCCAGGTCTGATGCAGAATATGGTGGATGCTGTACAGCGAGCCCAGCCCGGTGGTGCAGGCCCCGCAGCCGGCGAACCCCCCGCGGGTGGTCTGCGCCGCGAGATGCGTGGCCCAGGAATGGACTTTGGGTCCCTGATGGGTATGATGGGGCCTCCACAACCCCAGATGAGCCGGGGCGGTCGTCAAGACGACGCCGATGACGTGTCCGACATCGTGAGCATCGACGCGGGCGACCCCGACACGCGCGAGGTGAGCGTGAAGAAGGGGAAGGGGCGGCCGAAGAAGAAGGAAGTGTCCCTCTAGAAAGTGAGAGACCCGAAGGGTCTCCTTTGTAGAGTACAGCGGCGCATCCGAGATGTGTTACCCGTAAAAAACTTCTAAACAATAAGTAATGGCGGTGGCCTTTGCGCCATTCGATGAAAGCGAGCCCTTAGCGCGCCCGCCAAAAGTAGCTGTAAATAAAGGACAGATTCCAGTCTCAGACAACACCGAATGTAATTACATTGTGATGTTCTTTGTGGCTGGTGTTTTTCTATTGGGTTTGGTTGATGCTACACGTGGTAAATAGTTAGAAAAGACACTTACCTTTCCCGAAAACCTCTGTGGGTTTCTCCGGTCGGTCATTAGCTTCACTAATGACCTCAAAACCCCCTTCCCTATAAACCTTCAAGCGTTTGCGATACATTGCAAAAAACACGGACCATTGGTCAGCAATGTCGAAAATCAATGGATCGTTCAATTTACCCGCCGTTTCACGCATGATACGGCCGATAGATTGCTTAATGTCGCTCTTGGGGGTGGCTAAAATCACAGTGTCCAGAGCAGGGATGTCCAGGCCCTCGTGGGCCAACTGAAATGTCGCAACTACGATAGGGCTCTTGGCAGACTCTTCTAGGTCCTTCTCCTTCATCCCACCCACATAGAGTTTCGCATTAGAGCCTAGCCTATTTTGTAAGTAAAAGCAATGTTCACGCCGGTCACTGAGTACCAGTACTCGCCGCCCGTCCGCGAGAGCTTCTTCAGCCGTCTGAACGATGAGGTCGTTCCGAGCCTCGAGTTCAGTGACAATGTTGATCATACCGGCCATGTTAAGCTGACCAAAGCGCGTTACGGGTGGGGACTCCTTGAAGGCTTGATCCGTATAATTCAGAGTTGTGACCTTTGTAGTCCCCTGATTGACCCGCTCGACCTTGAAGAACTCGGGACCAAGGAACCAGTACAAAAGCCGCGTCAGTCCATCTTTTCGCTCCGGCGTCGCCGTTAGACCGAGCGTGTACCGCGGACAAACCTTGAACATGAACTGTGAAAAGGCGGGTGCGCCAATGTGATGCGCCTCATCAACCACAAGCAGGCCTATGGAATCAAAAGCCTTTTTGTCGAATTCTCTCATACACATTGTCTGGATCATGGCGATGACGAAATCCTTCTCGACGTCAAAGGTGTCGCCCTGTACGCGGCCGATGGTGGCGCCTGGACAAAACTCCTTGATCTTATCGACCCACTGGTTCGCCAGAAACTCCTTGTGAACGACGATCATTGTTCGAACCTTCAGGTGTGCCGAAAGAGCCAGGGCCATACAACTTTTACCATATCCGCACGGAAGGGACAGAACCCCCCCTCCCGTTTCTTCAAAGGCTTTAGTTCCAGCTGCAAAGGCTTCGTTTTGTCGCGTCGCGTCTCGTAGGCGTCCAGTGAAAACAATCCCAGGAGCCCGAGCGTGATCAGGGCGTGCGTCCCTGGCGGGCGGCCCGAACCTCCCGCTGCCATAATAACGGGGAACGACCAGAGTCGAAGACTCTGTGCGGCCGGAGGCCTGTTTGATAACCCTGAAAACCTTGAAGGAGGGACCGAACCCGGGCCCGGAAGACCCAAGAGCATTTGTTTGTGGTCTAACAGTGAGTTCACGCTTTATTTCAGGGGAATCTTCCGGGTGAATATAGCCGTTTCTGGTCAACAGGGAACCGGAGGTTCCCGTCGGTGAATTCATTCACCTCTCTTACCCTAAGAGTCGGTAATTTCTCTAAAGCCCACGAGTATCCAGTGGTTCACCCCATCCCATAACTTCTTTTCAATTTCAATTTCAATTTGATCACCCTTTTGAAGCTCCTGGACCGTCTTGAGGCCTTCAGTACGACACATGACCCGGCCGTACCGAAAGGGAACCTTGAGGCGGACGAGAGAACCTTGGTTCTCGAGGCGGACCTCGAGGTACTTGCGTCCGTCCCAGTCATAGTAGGGGGTATGTACCGTGGCTTTCATATGTTTGAAATAAATTTGTTACTTTATGTAAAGAGATGGCTTATAACCCATCAGGAAATTATCAACTCGTAAAAAGTGGTGTATGGGCTGATAGGCTGCTGAAACTGAAGAACCCAGTAGTGAATAATTTAACCCAGTGTATGGCCATATGTGACACCGACTCGGCATGTGATGGTTTTTTTTATGATTCAAAAAGTCGGGTATGTGAAACGGGCGCCGGAACAAAATTTACTTCACTTCATAATGGCAATCCCGAGTTTCAGGTGTATCGCAAAATAAAGCAGCAGCCTATTGGTAACGGTAAATACGAAGGTAAACAGTTACAGACGAGTGGCCCGGCAACATCCTTATTTTCAGTACAACAGGGTGCCCGTCAGGCGATGGCACCTAACAAAGGCAAGGGGAGTTGCGGAGGTTTTAATGGGTTTGGTGGATGGAAAGGGTGGGGAAACGGTTTCGGCCCAACAATGCCCAATGGCAACTGTCCAGAATCTTTTGACCTTTCAATGTGCCCTATAAATCTCGGGACTCCGAAAACGGGAACGTACTCGACGTCAACAGGGGTTGCGGGCAATTTCGATACTGGAGAATTATACGTAAAATGCCAGTACGATTCACTCGAATGGTCAAAACTTATAACAAATGGGTCATTCAATGATAATACAGGTCGTCAGCTCCTGACTGATTCGGCATGGACACAGGCTAAAAATGATTACTGTGTAAACTGGAGCAACATTGATAAAACGGAATGTGTTGCTTGGTTACAGCCTGGTAACGCCGGGTCTCGTTCATATAATACAGTGAAGATGGGTCTCTGCACACCACCTAATGTTCCAGACTGGACAGCCGATACTCGGTGCGTCAACGCAATTAATCAGGTTTTCAAAACAGGCTCCGATAGTGAGAAGAACATGGCGAATCAAATGGTTAACCTTGCTTGTGGAACAAAACCCAGTTCTCCGGCGTGTGCTTGCTATAACGCGACGAACCGTTCAGTTGATCAGTGTCTCGCGTCACCTACTCTTCCAGGGTGTAAATCTATTGCAGACAAAGTGGGAAAGTATAAAACACTTGGTGCGACATTCTTGACATCGGCTCTCAAGCCTTTTTGTGCATGTGATGAGTGTACGGTTGCAAAGACGGGAAGTTCAGGTACGGTCATTTCTCAGCCCGCGGCGGATCAGCCAGGTTTGTGTACAGACAAAATTAACGCGTGTTTTTCGCAAATGACAATCGGTCAAATGTCCGGTGGTACTCTCAATACAGGATGTACTATTCAGGACATCAACCCACCACCTCCACCACCACCTCCTCCTCCGCCCCCACCCCCACCTCCCCCAGGTGCTCCACCAACTGCTCCAAAGACGCCACCGCCACCCCCGCCTCC